TAATATAATAATTATATTAACAAACAAATTATTCAAATTATATCATTTTACAAATAAAATAATTTATACGATAATTTACAATAATAACACAAACTTACAAAATATAAGACGGTAACTCGTCAATATTTATAATTAATTCACCCTTAGGCAGATTATTTTTTTGGCAGACAAACTTGCTAAATTCAGGCCGCTCAAGTTGAGCTACAGGCGTATGATTATGAACACATCTGGCGATCATTTTATATAGTTTAAAATCTGGATAACGCTCTACACCATTATTTTTATAGAGCACATTGACACCATTATCATCAATACACCACTCAACAATAAGTCTTACAATTGGTTCACACTCGCTCAAATTCTTTATTTCGTCAATGTCATCTATTATATAATCAAATATGGAGCAGGCAAGACGACATAAATCAAAACTGAAATTAGGTTCTAGACGCGGCTTCTTATCATTTAAGTAGGGTTCGGTATTATATTGTGTTGCCGCATCGCCGCCTAATTGGAAACTGTCACTACAAAATACTTTGCCGCCAATTTTATAAATGGCGCGGCCAAAATCAATGATCTTGAATATTTTTCCAAAGGTGGGGACCTTATAATACTTTTTTTTGTAACAATAGTAAATGAATTTTTTGTTAGTTGGAACATACATTACATTATTTGTATGTAAATCATTGTGAGTAAATGAAAAAGATTTTTGATATGTAATTAGAATCATAATGATCTGTATTAATGCTGAGAACCACTCATCATTACTTAATTCATTATTCATAATTAGTTCATCAAATGTGCTCTCACAATTCTCCATACAAATAACTTGGACAGGAAACTGTGGAATAGTTAAAATCAAACTTTCTTCGTCAATATCGGAATAATCACTTGATAGATCTGATTCGGAATTACATTTAGAGCCAGAGCCAGAGCCAGAGCCAGATTTAGAACGAATGATTTCGTCATCGTCACATACGCTAGTTGATTCATTTGGATTCTCGTTCTCATTCTCATTCTCATTCTCATTTGTATGCGACGTTCTTGAAGAGCAAGTGGAACCGGATTTAAGCGTTTCAGATTTTTTTTGATCCATAATATTAAATTCACTTGAGTTCATAATATCAACCAATTCAACATTCATATGTTTTACATCAGCAAGAGTAATATGACTTGAAGAAGAATGACTTGCTTCAAAAATATTCTCAAAAATGGTATCATCAATTGATTTAGCAGATAACACTGATTTTTGTGATCCATTTAAAATATTCAAGGGTTTTAATGCTTTTACACCATCATCATCATCTGTTATTAAATGACTATAATCCTCTACATTAAATAAGACATTTTGCTTCTTATTGAAGAATTCCGAAGTAATCAAATAATCCAAATCATCAATAATATTCAATTTGTAGTTGTTTTTAATAGCCAAAAAGGAACCGTAATAGTCAACCCCGTGAATAAAACTGTGATTGTTTAACATCTGACTTGTTAAAAAACAGAAAAATCCATCAATATAAGAAGAGTTGTTAGTATCTTCAATTTTAGGATGGATTTTTATACTCTTATCAAAGGAAGGTAAGTTAAACAATTGTTCATCTGTGTGATTATATTTACCAACAATGTATTTGAATGGATCTAACAAAGGCGCCATTTTAAAGAAGACTTTTTGTGTCATTGTAAAATCTTCAATATCAGAAATATTCTTCAATTTACAATTGAATATATTTTCGGATTTCTCTCCATCTTTCTCTTTAATGTCTGAAATAGACCATAGATGATTCAAATTTATTGAGTTATAATTAGTGTTATTCAATGAGAAGAAACGGTCATAAATAGGAATATAGTTCTGTACATTTGAGAGGTTAATTCTTTTGTTAGTTTGAAACTTTGTAAAGAGGTTTATGTTCTTCCTCTTTTGATAATTAACACTAAACATTGTTGTCATTAGCTAATTAAAATATAAATATTAGTAATATTTAACTCATTTTTTCCTAAAGAACAGTTTGAATATGTTAGTTATGTATTTTCAAAATAATTAATTATATTAGACTTTACACTTTTATTTAAAATAGGTATTTTTTCAACAAATTGTTTAACCATTTTATTATTGTTTTTATAATTATTTTTAGCATCTGTAGCACATTTTATAGGATCCCCGTGATTTTTAGAAGGTTGATATAATTCAATCATAATTTTATTGGGTGATGTAATCTGTAAATTTACTTTTTGAAATTTAGAATTAATATAATCAAATGATGTTTTGGTATCAATTATCTTTTCATAGTCCATAAAAATAACATTATTAAAATTGTTTAATATGGATATGTAATTCATATAATAAAAATTGTATAATTCAATCATATTACTAAATTTTGTTGAGTACAACTCAACCTCTGAATACATATTTTTAAATATAATATCATATGGAGCCTTTTTAATGCTATATAACCAATTATACACGTTTTTATACATAATAATAACTATGTTGTTTTTATCCAATAAATAATTATTTATGTCTTCTATTATCAATGTATGTTTATGAATAGGTTCGTTATCATTATTATAAATAACAATAGAGTCACTGCCATTTAAATCAACAATATCACAACGAGAAATAATATTATTTAACAAATTTGTACCAGTATTAAATGGTCCAATAATATGTATTTGTTTGGTCATTATATTTAAGTTTAATAAAAAAAATAATATTCTTTCTTAATTATAATGAATTTAGAACTAAAGCGTTTTGATATGAAAAGTATTAGTTTCAAACCTAATGAGTCCAAAGGTCCCGTTGTAGTTTTAATTGGTCGTCGTGATACCGGTAAATCATTTTTGGTCAGAGATCTTCTCTATTATCAGCAAAGTATTCCAATTGGTACTGTTATATCCGGTACAGAAGAAGGTAACGGTTTTTACGGCGCATTAGTACCTAAATTATTCATCCATAATGAGTATAATACTGCTATTGTTGAAAATATTTTGAAACGTCAGCGTCAAGTTTTGAAGCAGATTAGGAAGGAAATGGAGCAATTTAAACGCAGTACAATTGACCCCCGAACCTTTGTGATTTTAGATGATTGCTTATATGACAACACGTGGGCCAGAGATAAGATGATGCGGCTCCTATTTATGAACGGGAGACATTGGAAGGTGATGTTAATCATCACAATGCAATATCCGTTGGGTATTCCACCAACGCTAAGAACTAACATTGATTACGTTTTTATTTTAAGAGAGCCGTATATTGCCAATAGAAAGCGAATTTACGAGAATTATGCCGGTATGTTCCCTACATTGGAGTCATTTTGCCAAGTGATGGACCAATGTACTGAAAATTATGAATGCCTGGTGATAAATAACAACTCCAAATCCAACAAATTACAGGACCAAGTTTTCTGGTACAAAGCAGACGCACATAATGACTTCAGATTGGGATCCAAGGAGTTCTGGGAGCTATCCAAATCCATCAACGATGACGAAGAAGATGAGCAATATGACCCGAATAACGTGAAGAAAAGAGGTCAAGGCCCTAAAATTGCGGTTAAAAAGTCAAAGTGGTAACTTGCTTTTATAGAACTTGCTTTATAAATATATAAGCAAGAAAAATAACTTAAATAGTATCCTATTATAAAGTATATAATAAGATGCAAGAACTTAACATCGTAGAACTAATAGAGAAAAACCCAATCTCTAAGCTGTCAAAAGCATATAATGGCAAATTAATAAATAAAATTAAAGATAATTTTAGTGGATTTGAACAACAATTATTTGTAAGTAGTTTTTATTGCTACTTAAATTATGATAAAAATATAGATTTTGTAGTTGATTTAGATGATATATGGAAATGGTTAGGATTTAAACAAAAAATAGATTCTAAAAGATTATTAAAAAAACATTTTAAATTGGATATAGATTACAAAACCGTTTTCTCTGATGGGAAAGCGGTTTCTGAACCAGAAAATCTTGCTTTGGGATCACCCAAAGCAAGTTCAAATGATGAAAAATGGGGAGGACACAACAAACAAACCATATTATTAACCATCAAATGTTTCAAGTCATTATGTTTAAAAGCACAAACCAAAAAAGCAGGTGAAATCCACGAATATTATATGAAAATGGAAGATGTTTTGCATCAAATTGTGGAAGAAGAAACTGATGAATTACGACTCCAATTAGAGCAAAAGGAAAATATTATTTTGGAAAAAGATATAGCAATTAAAAATTCAAAAAAGGAAAAACAAAGAGCAGTGGAACAAGCCATAATTATTCAATTTCCATTGAATACTGAATGTATCTATTTTGGAACAATTGACAATACAAATGAAGCCAATGAACAATTAATAAAATTTGGTCATACAAATGATCTAGCGACAAGAATATTAGATCATCGTAAAAAATATATTAATTTTAATTTGGTAGAGGCATTCAGAGTTCAAAATAAAGTAGAAATAGAAAATCTCATAAAAACATATCCCAAAATTAAAAGACAAATTCGCACCATACAACTAAATGGTAAAAATAAAACAGAAATAATAGCCTACGATTCTACAAATTTTACTATTGATAAACTAACAAAACATATCAAGGATATTATTCATTCAAAAACATACAGTATAGATAATTTTAATAGACTAATGAAACAAAATGAAGAATTAGAAGGAGAAAATAGAGAATTAAAGGAAAATATAGAAACAAATAAAAATATTATTACAAAACTAAGTATTGAATTATCAGAATTAAAAGAATTAATTGAAAAACAAAATTCAATTATTGAATTGACTAGTATTGAAAATCAATCAGTTTATCATAATGAATTATTACCTGAAGATGAACAAACTAATAAATTTAATGAATTTATTTCAACAATGTGTATAGTTAGAACAGATGTAGAAGAATCGTCTGTTAATATGGAAGGTCATTTTCGTATTTGGAGTAAAACAAAACCAAAAAAAGAAACATTTCATGCATTTAAAAATTATTTAGACACACGATTTAAACCATCCAGACTGTCAAATCAAAATAAAGATCAGATAGTTAATGGTTATATTGGTGTTAAATTAAAAGATATTGAGTACAAACAAAAGTTTGTCGCAAATTCTAGTAATATAGAAACATTTATATTCAACGTTTGTAAATTTTCATCTAATGGTAAAATATTAAACTCTACATTACTGGATGAATACAAACGATGGAAAACAAGTTTAAATAAAGAATGTTCAGATAATGATATGAAAGAAATCAAAGATTATTTAAATAATTGTGAATATGTTTTGAAATCAACTGTTTGGACTGATAAAGGAACGAATGAAGGATACTATGGGTTGTCTTTAAAAACAGATATTTATAAACACAAGGTTACATCTTCTACTGGTAAAAAAGTTGAAAAGGTAGAAATAATATCAGGACTTGTATTAAATACTTGGGACACTATAGCAAAAGCATCAGAATTTGAAAATATATCAGCTGCTAAAATGTCAAGAAGTATAAAACATAATTTACAATTTAACAATGATTATTATTATAGAATAAAATCATTGTAACCAAATAAATTACAAAAAGAACAAAAACGTAATCGCAAATGCTAACACTATTTGTAATGTAATAATGGATCTTGATAAAAAATTCTTACATTTAAGATCTACATATGCTGTAGTTGTTTGAAAATTAATTGCCATAATTAAAGCAATTCCTAATTTATTATTTAAAAATTCTTTTTTGGGAAATCCGGGTTGTATAAAAAAATTTTTGTCAAAATCTAGTAGCAATAAATAATAAATACCAGTAAAAACAAGTGTACAAGTCAGTTGTAGCGCAAACAGATTAAAGTATTTTACATATGACTCAGAAACTAGACCAAAGAAATTTCCAAAAATTAAAAAATCTTCATATATTTCTGGTTTGGTCTTTTTTTTTGTATTTGTATTATTAGTAGCAGCTGTATTTGTATTTGTATTTGTATTTGTATTTATAACCGAATAATTTGAATAATAATCACTCATTTAAAATAATATAATATAAAAATTAATTCTATTTTTATATTGTAATTAGACCCCTAAATAAACGCATCAAACTATTAGTGTTAATCAAGACGTTCCATACTATCCTCTTTATCCTTCATTTTATTCAAAGCAAATGGACCACTAATTAATTCAGATCTGCCATAATCAGATTGACCTGTGATAATATTGTCGCCGTCAAACAACTCACTGCGAATATCGGCTGCGGAGATGGTATCACCCTTAGCAAACTTCGCATCCTCAGCACCCATAAGATTACCCTCCTTATCAATATCCTGAGTAATGGTACTACCGTGCTTCTCAGCATTCTTCTTATTTTCATCAATTGCTTTCTGTTTGGTCTCCTTCACACGCTGCTCAAAAGCGGTTTTCGCAACTGCCTCGTTCTTCTGCTTCTCTTGAGCCAGATGGTTAAGCTCCTCCTCCATATACTCAACACGACCAGTCTTGTATGCCTCTGGATCCCAGCAGAGCCATTGACCAACAGGGCCAACAAAGACGTCAAAACTAGGATCAGTCTCTCGCAACAATTTAGCACGCATCTCGGCCTCCTCTTGTGTGGGAAAATTGCCTCTAGACTTGAAACCTTTAACAGAAGTCTGGAAATTGTGTTTAATATTAAATTGCTTCTCCATCTCCTCCTCATTCTTATCCATAAATGTCTTGTAATCGTCTTCAATTGACGAGCCAATAATGTTCTCCCTTTCCTCCTTGACAAAACCCTCGTAGTCCTTCATCACGTCCTCAAAATTCAACTTGTATTTAAACGAGACAAAATTGAGAAATTGATTAAACTTCTCCATTGACTTGGTTAATTCCCACTTCTTTAGGAATGATTCAAAGAAAAACATTTCTTTTTGCTTCAAAATCTTCTCAGGAGTAATAAAAGAAAAGCAACCAAATTGCTGTCCAGCAATGGGCTTATCAAGCTCTAAAAGATCAACATATTTAGGATTAGCGGACCCATCATTTCTTGACTTTCGTTCAAAAGCCAGTTTTTTGGCAACGTTTGATTTAGATTTTCCACTCATTGTATATTTATTTAGTTATTCGTTTTAAGTTTTAATTTTTATAATTAATATTTATTTATTTTCTCTTTTTTATTTATATAGAATGGCTATGTTTAATGTTGCTGAGCTTGTTAAGAGAATTGTTAAGTATTTGATTGAGGGTTTAATGGTTGCGATTGCTGCTTTTGCTATTCCCAAGAAGTCCTTGAACATGGAGGAGATTATCCTGCTTGCGTTGACGGCTGCTGCTACTTTTGCTATTTTGGATACATACATTCCTAGTATGGGTGTGTCGGCGCGAACGGGCGCTGGATTTGGCATTGGTGCCAACTTGGTTGGTTTCCCCGGTGGACTCTAAATACTACCTTTGAAAAGGTAGTACCAAACATATGAAATATAAATAATTTAATCATTTATATTTATATTTATATTTATTATCACTTATCCAAACATCTGACGCATCTCAGAGTAAGTCATATTGCGTCCAGTTTGTTCTTTAAATGTGTCGGCACCCGCTTGTAATCTGCCAATTAACGCATCTGGTTTAGTCAATAACCCTAATCCTTCTGACATTGTCTTTGGATTTACATCAGTTTCAATCTTCTTCATAATTGCTTGAAGATTGGGTACTTCCGTTGGTTTGGGTTCAGTATTTTTGATATTGATATTGTTTGTGTCAGACATTTTATATATAACATAGGCAAATAACCTTTATATCCGTTGAATATATATTTTCTCAATAAATATATATTATGGATAAAGGTAAACTAACATTAGCTGATTTGGTCGTTTCTCCAAGGTCAAAATCTCCAAAATCTAAGTCTAAGTCAAGGTCTAAATCTAAGTCTAAATCAAGGTCTAAATCTTCATCTGGTTCTTCATCTGGTTCATCATCTGGTTCTAGGTCTAACCCAATGGCAAAGACACGAAGACATGGTGATAATCGTCACCCCTTATCAGTTACCCAAGGACCTGGATATGGTGATTTGGCAAAGACAAGAAGACATAGGGATAATCGCAATCCTCTAGATATTACTAGAGGACCCGGATATGGTGATCTAGCAAAGACACGGAGACCCAAATAACTTAATTACACAGCATTTACACAGCATTTACACAGCATTTACACAGTTGCGATAAACTCCCAATTCAATTCTACACACATTTTCTTCCACGTCTCATCTTGTTCAATCAATTTCTCTCTATCTTTCAACATTGGTATATCTTCTAAGAACTGGTCTTCGCCCAAAAGTTCACAGAATTTATAAAGAACATAATAATAGTTCAAAAAATTGACACGATAATCGGGACAAGTCTTAGCATAAGGTGACTGGATTTCCATAAAAAGGTTACATAGAGTTTCCTCTAATTCAGGACTAAAAATGGGCGGTCTAATTCCCAATTTATTTTTAATAAATGCGATATGTTCATAATATTTATTAAATCCAAGTTTCTTCAAAATTTCCTTGGTCTTATAATGTGTTAGTTGTTCCAAATTAATGCGTTCCTTTTTAATCTGTTGTTGGATCTGTTCAATAACATCTTCTGGAATCTGTGTTGTTTCTTTGCCTTGAAATTGTGCCAAGATTTCTTTAAAATGGTTGATTTTCTTATAAGCGTAAAAACACACTTCTTTTGGCGGCTCCTTGTAAGACGGTTTTTCATTCTCAATTAAATAAGGAATACTAACAGCACATTCATTACAAATCAAAACGCCTTCGTCGTCAAGAGGAATCAATTCACCCCTATAACAACTCTGACAAATATCAGTAATTCTAACAAAAGCGTTCATATCCAGAAACGATTCATCAATATTACATAGATATTTTTGAACAATATTTTTGTTTTTTTTTTCACTGCCATCTTGTTCTGGTTCTATACGTTGAATTTTAAAAAAGTTGAATAATGCCTGACTTTTAGTAGTGTTAGTATTATTATTATTATTATTAGTGTTAGTAGTGTTAGTATTATTATTAGTATTATTATTAGTAT